TAGGCTAATAGTAGTCCCTGAGCCTGTATAGGTTACTGTTCCACCGCTAGTAACTGCTAGTGTATGAGCTTCATTAGATAGTATAAGTGTTAGTGCATCTGACCCATCTTGAATAGCATATATAGTAACAGAGTCAGTAGCTACTAAAGTTCCGGGTGATCCCCCTGTTCTAGCTTCTACAGTTACTTTTGTGAAACTTCCTATAGCCGGTTCATCAGCCTGAGCTAAAGTAAATCCTGAATTAGTATCATACTCTTTCTGTGTAGTACCTACTAGCCATCTGTAATTAATTCCGGCAGGCATACCTTGAGTTTCTGTGGTAAAAACTATAGTATCACTTTCAGTTCCTGCAGTACTATAATTAATTACACTAGCACTAGGAACTAGTTTTATTACCTGAGCATCTGCCCCTTGTTCCGCAAATAAGGAAGGATCATTCCAAGTAGAAATTTCTACGGTGTCTGTAATAGAGGATACTGGTTGCTCTATTCTCCATGAATATTTATCTGAGTTATTTGGGAGTGTCGTTGACCACCCGTTGTCTGGAATATCGCTCAAAGAGTTTGTAGAAAACGTATAAGTTAAAGTATTACTGGGCTTAGTAGGAGCCACATTAGTTGTTGTTTTCTGATATAAAGGAATAATATAATTATTAAATTTCGCTTGAGTAGTACCTTCCACAGCAGTGCTAGGAATGTAGGCACTATAGTATATTTTAGAGTCTAATTTACTAGTGGTCTGGACTCTTGTAGTTTGAGCAGTTCTTATTTTATAGTAATAACTAGTCCTAGTAGTAGGTTGCAATTTATCTAAATATCGTGCTTCGGAATTATAAGGTACAGTAGCTATTTTAACAGAATCACTAAAATCAGAGTTTACAGACCTCCATATTTCATAATCAGCGGAAGATACAAGAGAAGCTGCTTTATCCCACGTTAGCTCTATACCATCAAGAATTTCAGTTGTAGGAGAATCATTATCATTAGTAGCTACTAAAGCAGAAGGAGCTTCCGGGGTTCTATCAAGAGCTTCCCCCGTTCGTTCAATACTATAAGGGCTCGCTTTCGGAGCTTGTATAAAGTAAATAGAATCATCGTGCTCTGTAGCTACAATGTTTACCATGCAATCTACTTGATAAGTCATAGATTGAATACGGAAATATTTTCCAGTATCCCAACCAAAACGAGGATATTTTACACGAATGAGACTGCCAGGACTTAGAGCAAGACCGACAGGTCGAACAGTAAAAGAAACCTGTCTAGAGAATCTCGAACGATTAAGAGTTTGCTCAACAGCTAGGCGAGCATTATGATAATTGGTTATACCTTCCAGCTTATAAGACCCAGAACGTACTACACCTCTATCTTGTTTTAAAAATTCGGAGTTAAAGAAAGAAACTGAACGGGTATTGAAGTTATTTGCAGGGTCAACAATACTTGCGGATAGAGAATTGTACGATTTTGACAAGCCCCCATCTTTTATAGAGATAGTTCCTACAATATCCTCATTTTCTATTACCCTTACACCGGAACCTACGGAAATCCATTCTACATCGAAGGCTGGTCCCAAGTCTAGCCTGATTCCTGTGATGAAATTATCTTCCCAATCTGTTCCTCCCACCGTTAAATCGGACATATTCCAAGAAACTATCCCCCACTCATTAGTAGCTTCGGGTTCTGTAATATCTTTATAATAGGAGGCATTAAAGACATGATCATCTGTAGAATAATATACCCTGCCCACCCAAGTTGCTGCATTAGTTTTTTTAATACGAGCTCTAACTACTAGGTTAGTACTCCCATCAAAAGATAGTCCTGTTTTATCTAAAGAAGCTCCTCCAGTTAAAGCGGCAGATTCTGTCGAAGCAGTAAGTGTTCCTCCGGTAGCAGCCCAGCCTTCTTGAGAGTCTAGGAAGTTCCACCACAAATCTCTATCTGCGTCTTTTCTTGTTTCTACGGATAAGGTGAATTTTCCATCTTCAAAAGAAAGAATTCCATTAAAGTGGTCTAGTAAAGAGCCTATTACATTAAACACGGGCTGCGCCGTGTCAATAATAATATTTCCTTGATGCCGAGTTACCCAGCGCTGATCAGGAGAATCCCAGCCTACGTATTTCCAATAAGTTACAAAATCAGAGTCATACAAACTGTAGGATACAGGATTTACTCCTGCAGTAGCATTTACAGTAATTGTGGAAGGCCCTGTAAGCGAGAAAGTAGTGATACTAGAAGCATTCGAGCTTATGCTAGTCTGGAGTCCAGGAGAAGTGATTAAGCTAGTTTGAGCAGCATTATCGTCCCAGACTATATCATTTATTTCTCTCTGTCTAATTTTGCTAAACTTATGGGTTAGTTTTCCTATGCAGTCTCCAAAAGTTATTGTTGTACTGGTAAGACTTTTTACAGTTCCACGCCATTTAAAAACGGAGCTTGGGGAGTAGGTAAAAATTTCACCTAAACTTACCCCCGCAGAATTAGCTTTTATGGTAATATCTGAACGAGTGTCGCAAGTTCTAGCCGATTGCAAAAAGCTATTTTTATTTATTTTAGAATCTAATCCTAACCCTGCACCATATCTCTTACTCTGAAGATAATCTAACAACATAAGGGCGAAGTTGTTAGTAGGTCTAACGTCTCTACCTTCGGCGGTTCCTAGAATAGATACGGTATCTGACGGTCCAGGTATTTCTGATTGTATAAAATCAGGTGTTATTGTTAGTACTCTTTCGGTAGGTTCATACCCAGTGATACTTTTAGTAATTTCGACTTTATTTCCGTTATTATCGACTTTTACCAAAACGACAGTTTTACCTACATAATAGTCTGTGACGGCACTAAGATTAGAGTTTGTAGCTAATTTTATCTTATTCATTACATACACATAAGTAGTAACATCGGAAGAAGCTACTACAGTGGACAGGTCATTAGTACTTACATTAGGTAAAGTTATTTCAGTCCCGCTTTCGGTAGCAGTAGTAGTGATACTTACAGTAGAGCTCATAGTCGAAGGAATAGAAGAGCTAACACCATCTAAGGCTATATTCAAATTAGCTTCCAGGCCAAGTGACATTGCAGAACCACCACCCAAGTCTGCTTGGGATAAAATACCTAAAGTAGTGGTTACCGTGGCATCAGAGGTGGCAGTACTTTCTACAGTATCAACTTCGTCTTTAAGTGTTTTTTCTACGCTAAAGACAACATTGCCTTCTTTATAGTCATAAGTAGCCATAGTCCAGGTATCTGTACCTTTTTCCATATAAAAAGATTTAGCATCTAATAACAGTTCTTCCTGTGCGGAGGTAAGGCTCCACCTGAATCTATAATTCTGATTTGCTTCCGAGTCAAAATAGTACCACTTATCAATAATAGTGACGTTTAACGCTAAAGTAGTACCACCTATATTTTTTATAGTTACTGTATCCCCAAGAGAGAAATTACTTTCGCTTTCTCCAGAGCCTATGTGACCAAAACTGCCATCATAGTTGTAACTTTCAACCATTTTTCCTTTAATAACATATTCTATACTAGGAGCAGATGTTTGTTCCGAAGAAATTCCAAACTCGCTTGTAACATAAGCAGTATCAAGTACTCTGTGCTCTCCACCCCAATACTGAGACCCAGAAGACGCTCCAAAATAATCTGCCTGTAGTTTAAATCCAGTAGCATTTCCTATAGTTGCAAAAGACGAAGAAGCTAGTTGATCTGATAATCCAGCTTTAAATTCAAGACGTATATCACCTGGGGAGCTTAATTTAATTCCTCGGTTGTGTGTTATTCCTCTAGCTCCCTCTTCAACTGTAGAATATAGGTTAGGTACGTTCCAAGCTGTTCCAGATTTTCCATACCCCTTTCCTGTAAGTGCATTAGCAGCCTCCTCTGCTCCAGCTAGACTTTGTTCTATTAACACTCTTTCTTCGTCTTCGTAAGCTAGTTGAGCATTTTGGAGGTATCCATTACTAGTGTTAAAAGTAGACCCTATGGAAGGTGTACCTAATAGAACTTGGCCTTTATCTGCTCTACCATAACAAACTACATCTACAGCATCCGAGATGTTCCCGCGCACATCGGAATCTTGTTCTGAGATACAGACAAGGGGTTGGTCTTCCACGTATACGTTTAAAATACTTTGTATCGGTCCTTCCGCTAAAGTTTCCGCAATATATAGTTTTGAGGCGGTGGTATTTGTGTCCGCGAAAAAAGAAGTTCCTCCTAGCCTACGAACACCATACACAACTGGGATATACTTTGCGGCTAAATTAAATCGAAGGTCGACCTCATTAAGTACATCGTACTCTTCTTCCACATACTTCTTTGTTCCAAAGAGTTTATTTCTCCATTTCTCTACCATTCGAGTTTCTACGGTAGTGTATAATCCAATAATATTTACGGCATTATTAGCATGTTGAAACCCTAAGTCTTGCGCATACTCAGGTCGAACAGTAACAAGTGGTTGTGGATTCCCATTACTATCTAAAGCTCTATGAATTTCATCGGAACCCATTCTACCTTTAACTTGTTGAAAATCTCCCCAGTGACTTTTGCAGACCCAAGATATAGTAGCGCCTTTTTGAGGGTCTTCTTTAAAATTAGCAGAAGCAACAATGCCGCTAAATAAGAGTACGGGAGAGCCAATAAAAACATCAGGCTCATCTTCGTAAAAGAAAGCTTTATAAATAGATACTTGACGATTTATAAAATTAGCAGATTTTTGGTCTAAAGTTACCGCAGTCAGTTCAGTGCTGGATTGTGTAATATCGTAGGTTTTTCCCGATTCTACCCAAGCTATCGCCGGGCTGACCGTGGCATCAACAAAAGGAATGGTTTCCTCTGAAACTTTAATCTTTTTGCCGCCGTTACTAAAAGCTACAATTCTACACTTCTTAAAGCTATTTATTCCGCTATCAGAAGAATTCAAGTATAGAAGGTCTCCTTCAGAAAACCCTACTGCTGAAAAACTGTCTGTGGCCTCTAGAAAGTAGTCGGAACCTGAAGTTGTAAATACAACCGTTTGAGAATAAAGGGCGGCATCAATAGCATCAGCAGCAAGCGTGATATTAAAGGTAGCTACTTTGCTTTCTGCGGAGTCTTGTACGGAACTAACATTAACTAGTTTATTAGGGTAATAAGTTTGTGTAGGGTTATCTGTAAGAGTTTGACCTGCGTAGTATTTTGATTTATCGTCAAAATTAATAGCATAAGAAGCATCAGTAATATGCACATACCTACTATACTTTTCGCTATAAAGTACCGTGGCATTTGGATCGGTCCATTCTTTTAGGGGTCTCTCAAACTTAACAAGATGAGCATATACAAAAGGACGATTCTCTTCAAGGTGTACTGAAAGAGTGGGATTGGAGTCTAACTTAGCCATTTATGGTAATGCCTCTTCTAGAGATAAATTGAACTGGTATAAATTATTAGTTCCGAGTGAATAGTCTGTTACATTCTTTGTTGAAATTACTCTGACTTTGGGTGCAGTGAAATTAATAGTAGTAGTGGTGCCAGAGGAATAAATCATTGGAGGATTAAAATGAATTATCCTCTGACTATCAGTAGGTTGAGTACCATCGTGATCATCGTTGGTTTCTACTCTTGTAATCATATAAGCTTTAACATGATTAGAATTTTCAGTATCTTCGATAGTAAACATATCTCCGGGACGAGGACTATTTGTATTATTTAAGCCCTCAGCTGTAAAGCCCTGAGCTGTTAATTTAGTAGCTCCGGAATTCGTGGCTCCTACAGTAGAAATAGTATTCGAAGCCGCATAAGTAGCAAAAGTAGAATCTCTAGAAACGGAATACTGGGGCAATACTACATAGAAAGGGGAAAGACGACCTTGTCTTGACATAAGAAAAGAATTCACGGGCTCAAACTCATCTCTCGTAAGGGGATTATAGCTAATATCAATTTGCCAGTATTGAGTAGCTTGAGATCGAGTAACTACTCTTCCCCCATTCGTTCGAGATACCATAGTAGGTTGATTCGAAGAAAACTTTACGGAAGCGAAGCCTGGCCCTGCAGTGCCCGATACATCATTTTGTTTTCCAGAGTTCATTATCTTTCTATCTGGGTCTGGGAGTATGTCCATGTATGCCATTAGATTTTACCGTTTCCTGTTGTGATTGCTGTGTCGTTTACGGACTCTAAAAAAGTTTCTCCATAGGTATTGGCGGCTTCTCGAATCATGCCTATAATATTTCCACGCTGAGTTGTTAGGGCGTCTGTGAAATTAGAAGAATCGATTGCTTGAATAGTAAAGTTAACATTGAGAGGTTGAGAGTTACGCATTTCATCATTAGGAACAACTCTTCCTGAAGTTTCTGGAACAAATAATTCTGGACCTTGCTCTCCGACAACGTATCCGGCGGTTGGTCCGCCAGCGGCACGATATTTAGAGCCCATGAAAGCTGGAGTAGGAGGCATTCCTCCTATATTTGCAGTATTTCCTCCACGAAGTCCTGCGAGTTCTGATCCTGAAGCTTTCTGTGATACATCTACAGAGTTTGATCTCTCTCCTACGCTAATGGAAGAAGGCATACTACCTCCTCCTCCTGAGCCTCCTCCCTGGTAAGAAGTTCCTGCTACAATTGCTAATTGAGCTGCTCCCATAGCTATGATCGCTGCTGTTAAAAAGCCTCCCAGTACAGGTCCTGCGCCTAAAGGAGGAGGCGCCCAAGCTGCCATAGCTGCAGAAGCAGTAGATATCATAATTGAAGCCATTTGCAATTTCTTATTTACGTCAAAAGCTTTTCTTGCCATCTTCTCTTTCTTAGCTTCCATACTTTTAATTTTTGATAAACTTGCTGCAGATTTTCCGTCTCTTTTCTTCTCTGCAGCAATTTCCGCATCTATAGATGCTATTTTTGAGTCGGAAGATGCGCTCATAATGCTTGCCACAGCTCCAACCATTGAAGCAACAGCTGCCAGTTTTTCCGCGCTGGTTGAGGCGGCAGTACCTAAGACAGTCAGACTGTCTTGTATCACAAAAGACCCTTCCCCTATTGCAGCAGCTACAGCTCCTTGGGGCCCTAGTTGCTTTAACTCTTCCAGCATTGGGCTTAACTGTTCCCTCATAGCAGCAATCTTAGCTCTAGAAGCTTCCAAAGGAATACGTTCAAGAGCTACTCCTATTCCGTCTAGTTCTGCTTGTTGTTCTGGAGTTCTTGATCCAAGTGTGGAAGATTGTATTATTTCTGTTTTTCTTTCCGTTAATATTTCTTTTTGGCCTTCGGCGGCTTTATCAATCGCACCAAACCCTCCTGCTCCTTGAAAACTTTTCACTCTATCTGCAGTTGTAGCGCCTTGAGAGGCTGCTGCTACAACTCCTTTTTGAGCTGCTATGAGTTCTTGCATTTTCTTTAATCTATCGAATTCTACTGCTGATACATCTAAACCCGCTGTTTTTCCGGCCTGTATTTGTTGCTCTAAAATTGCTCTTTCCTGTGTAAGGGCGAGCTCTCTCATTGCAGTAGCAGTTGCTATGTCCCCCAGACTTTCGTAGAAATCGGCTCTATTTCGTAGCTCTACTATACGTCGTCTATCCGCGGCATCGTCCGCTTTAATTCTAGATATTTGGGCTTTATTTTCTGCGAGGGTTATTCTTTCTTTCGATTTTTGCTTTGCGTGTTCAATTGCCTGTTCCTTTGTAGCTGCAATATCCACCAAATCTAATGCTTTTTTAGCGGAGTTATATTGATCCTTTCCTAGTTTTCCTTTTTCAAGCGCTACTTCTAACTCAGCTAACATCACTTTTAGTTTAGCATCTAGAAGATTGTATTCTAGCTCTATCCCTTCTTTTTTTAAAACGAGACTAGCTTCTTCTTGTGTTTTTATTCTATCAGCCGCTGTTCTGTCTAAGTTTGCCGTGTCTTCTTCTGTTAGTCCAGTTCCTGTTTTTGCTCTTGAAAGCTCTAGCGCTGACCTTGCTATAGCCGCTTGAGAGTTTGCTATGTCGTTGCTAAGTTTAGCATATCTTTCCCTTAACTTAAGAGACTCGTGCTCGTACTTTTGAGTTTCTTGTAGTGCAGCCATAATCCCGTTCTGAACATTTAATTCAGTTTGCTTTTCACTAATCTTACTCGCTGCCAGTTCTAAACCTTCATTTGTTAATTTATTGTCTTCAGCATTCAGATCTATTTCCCTGTCCTTTAACTCTGCTAAAGTTGCTGCTGCTGAAATAGCTTCAGCAGAGTTTGCTCCAGCAGCAGAAGCAGCATCAGAAGCAGCTTTAGCAGCTTCAAGGTTAATATCAAAGGCTTTCTTCCTAACGTTAAACTCATCATGAACAGCCTTGTTTGCTTCTATTTTTGTGTCTAAAAGTTTATTTTCTGCAGCATCTATGTTTCTTATGTTTGCTTCTTGATTTATATTACTTTTTTTAAGTATAGCGATTTGTGACTTTTCAGCAGCAATTTGTACTTTGCTGAGTCTTAAGGTGTCATCTAAAGTTTTTAAAACTTGTCTTCTTTGTTCTACCTGTTCTTTTATTCCTTCAGATGTTGAGTCCTCTTGTTCTTTTAATGCTGCTAACTTTGCAGCTTCCTCTGTTCCTGCCTTAATCTCTCCTAACAGCCTATCTTTCAATTGTTTAGAGCCAAAAGTCCAAGCCATCCAATTATCTTCTGCGTCCCCTTTTTTTGCTATCGCATCTCTATCGATTGCTTTAATACCAGCCTCAATTTCTTTTAATTTATTCGCTTGTTCATCTAAACCTAAGTAGTCTATAGTAGCAGTGTCTAGGTTTTCCAAAATTGCAGAACCTATGTCCTTTCCTTGTTCCTCTGCTTTTTTTATTGCCTGAGAAAGAGCGGAAACAGCTCCAGTAGCTTCAGTAAATGGGGTTGTTATTTTTAAGCCTTGTTGTAGTTTTTTAAATTGATCATTTACTTCTTTGGACGCCTCTCCCACAGTCTTAATCGACATTGCTCTTTTTTGTGTTTCAGATAGAAGTGCTTTAGTTAATTTTAACTGTTCTTTAGTGCTTAACTCTTCTAAATTACTATTTTTTACCAGTTCATCTCTTTTTATAGAAAGAAGTTCTGAACCCTTTATGTATTGATTAAGCAAATCTAATCGCTCTTGGTCTGTACCTCCTTTTCCTAGCTTTTCATATTCCCCTAAGTATTGACTAATATTATTAGCTAAAGCGCCATAAGTATCAGAGGTTTTAACTATTATTCTACTTTGACCTACTAAACTTTTGTCTACTTCTCTTAGTCCTTCAGCTAGATCTTTAGTAGTATCTGACAAATTACTTACTTGGCTTTCAAATTGTTTGGTGTCGTCGCTTTTAAAATAGTTCCAAATACCTTTAAAAATATCCCAAAGTATAGTACCTATAGCTATAAAAGTACCTATAAAAGGGATTGCTTTTAGGAAGGAAGCGCCAACAACAACTAAAGAAGAGGCAAACGAAAGAGCCCTTACCTTAGCTACGGCGAAAGATGCTGAGAGACCTGTTGTAGTTAGTTTTGCGGTATTCGCTGCCAAACCATAAGAGGTTGTTTTAACTTTTAATTTTGTTAAAGCTAAGCCAAAGTTTCCAGCTTGAATAGCTGCGACAGCTTCTGATGTAGCGACCTTGGCCGTTTCTATATGATTGTTCATCAGGCCAGTATTTAGTAACTGTACCGCTTTTTTTGCGTTTTTATTCTGAGTTCCTACCTTACCTAATCCAACATATAACGTTCCCATAGATTTATTAGTTCTTCTCACAATATTTTCTTGTTGAGTTAAGGCTGACTTTAAATCCTCTGTAGAAACTGAGCCTTCCGCCATTGCGTCTGTTACTTTTTTTAAAGTTTTAGAAGAGTTGTTGAGTTGGGGTAACTGTTTTGCTAGTTGCTGGCTAAGCTTTTTTTGGTTTTTAGTAGCGTTTTCGGCTGTAGTATCGAACCGAACCAGAGCGCCAATAGCAGATTGTAAAACTTTTCCCCCCAGAAGAGCTATACCTGCAGCCAAAGCTGTGGGGCTAGTAGCTAAGTAACCTATTAAAGGAGCTAAGACAGTGTTAAGACCCGAACCAATAATTTTTGCTAAGTCTTGCAAGGCGGCAGCTAGTTTATCATAGGGATTAACATCTATGGACTCTCCTATAGAGCCATACTTTTCTTTAGCTTGTTCTAAAGTGGCATTCTGGAAAGCTAATCGTTTCTCGAAACTGGTAAGTTGAGATGCGGCTTTACCTATAGTTAAAGCGTATTTTTCAGCGGCTTCATCGACTCGTATAAATAACCCTAATTCGTCTAGTAATTCGGGCTCTAGTTTAGTAACACCGCGAGTTAACCTGTCTAAAGAGTCCGTGGTGTCTCTACCCAACGCTAACGCAATATTTCTAGCTGCGGATCCAAATGCCTCAATAGAGCTAGGATCTAGCCCTGCACTAGTGATAGCTACTGTGGATCTCATAGCTTGTTCCAAACTAATAGCGTCTCCGGTAGCTTGTCTCAAACCATTTGAAAGAGTACCGAGCGATAAGCCTGAGGCCTTGCCCAGCTCTACAAGACCTCTACTTAGTTGCTCTATTTGCGCGGCTCTTTGTAAAGCACCAAACAAAGCGGTTGCAGCAAAAATGTTAGCCGCAAGAGTAGCATAAGCCCCGACAAGTCCGGAAGAACCGCCGCCAAGAAGGTCTCTCTGTTTACTAAAAGCTTTAGTACTGTTAGAGGTAGAACCAGCTACACCTTTCTGACCCCTATTATAATTTTTATTAGAATCAGTTAAATCATCAGTAGCTTTTTTACCTCTCTTTTTACCTTTAGTACTTTCCTCTTCAGCACCCGCAGCTTTATTGACAGACGCAGTTAAGCTTTCCACATCTCTCTGGACAACTTTAATATTTTTGCCTTCAACTATTACTTCTAATAATACTGAACTATCAGCCACGTGATTTACTCTTCATCTTGTCGTATTGGCGTTTTAGTCTCTCTTGAGAAACTTTTATTGCCTCTGCGTCAAGCCTAGATAAAGTTTCTAATAAAAAATCTTTATCTTGTATATTATACACTTCCATAAGTATGGGTAAATTTGTATAGTCCTTGCCCATATATCCTATCTCTGGATAAACTCTGTCTCCTAGATAATTAAATATCTGGATAGACTCAGACACAGAATCAGGAAAGTCTTCTATACCTGGAGGGCAGTTATCGGGGTTTGGTTCTCTTCCTAATTGTTCCTCCATCTCCAGGTATTTTTCTTTGGTCATCCCGACATTGCTATTTTTTTGCCACTTATCAAACCTCTCCCATAGAAGCTCTTTTTGATCCTCCACGAAAGTTGGCAAGGTCAAAGACTACCTCATTTATCCAGTTATCAAACTCTGTAGAGTTTTGGACCATTACTTGTGCTTGTTCTTCGTCGTATTCTAACTCTAACTCTAGGTCTTGGTCATTAAGGTTGACCAAGATTAAGTCTTCTAGATACTTTAATTTTAAGCCTTTCCATCCTTTAATTGTTGCTCTGGCAAACTCTACCACAAACTTATCTTCGTCTAGCTCTTCTACCATTTGACGAGTTTTTCTGTCAAACTTCTGACTAACGCATCGTTTTCTTAAAGCAACAAGCTCTTTTCTTGCTAAGTTAGCTACTTCTACTTGAAACCCAGGGCAGCCCGGGAAATCCATCCAAGCTGACTTGGTGTCTACCATTAAATCTGTTAATTTCATATAATTCCTAATAAGTAAAATAAGTGTTTAAATTTGCTGGGTTGCTCATTAGACGAAAATCATAATTTTGTGAGAAAATTTCACCAAAGGCGGGTCTATTCGTAAAAGAACAAGCACTTGGCATATTTATATCTAATTGCAAATCAGCGGCTGAAAATCCGGCACGAATACGTACAGAAGCATTTTCACTCCAAGTAAATAAATTATCAATAGATTCAGTATTAGTATTATCAATATATTGAGTAATACTTCCACCCAAAGTTCTTCCTTCTAAAGTGAAGGAGTTTGGGTAGATTGTATTGGAGGCATCTGTTACATCTTGAGTACGATGAATAGTATCATTCTTTGTCCAAGATATATCGTTTTGTAGCTCTAGGGATGCTCCCTGAATATTATCTAAATCACTTCCTTGAACGGATACAATGAACTCTTTTGATACTGCGAAACTTGGTGTAGTATCATAAGTACCGAGAGAAGGATTAAATGTTCCTTCTGTTCTCGTAAGTTTAGTTCCTTGTCCGGAAAGAGGCACTGTCATTATTCCAGCTCTTGGAATATTGAAAGTTCCACTAGTAAAAACTGCATTTTCTATCTTATAGTAAACCGCAGGACTTTTGTTCTGGTATACAAAATAAAGATTGAAAGTGTTTAAACTATTTCCGTTGTAATCTAATAATAAATCCAGAGGCTTATGCTGGTATAGCGAGGCTTCATCCATCATATACAAAGTGAAAGAGAAGTCTGCTGGATTTGCTCTATTGATGACGGAACCTTCAAACAAATTATTCGGGCTATGCAAAGTTCTTTTTGCAACTCCTTCTTGTTGAAAGGTTTGGGAGAAAGTGACATCTTTCATTGTATGAAGAAGGTAAAAAGTATTAGTTGGATACTCCAGCCATACTCGGCCTTCTCTTATAAATTCAAAACTCACTTAGGATCTCCTTGACAATCTCCTTATAGAGGTTTGGGGGAATAATTCCCCCCAATTCTCAATAATTATAACTAACAAATAGGAATTTGTCAAGAATTATTTTTTTTATGCCTTGTAACTAATGGTTGCTTCGTTGGTTAAATCTACGTCGCCACCCTGCACTTGGCCGTGGAAGTTAACTTCTAAAGTAAGAAGGTCTTCAACGTTAATAGTAGGAATTTCTAAATGAGCCGTCGGCAAAGAAAAACCTAATCTAGGAGTACTTACTGCACCTCCTCCAATATTAATGCCTAGATCAAACACATTTCTGATAGTGCTTGTATCGGAGACTAAATCAGCGAAGAGTTCCCCAGACTTACTATTAGTTTTATCATTATCTAAGTAACAAGTTAAACTTCCACTAACGCTTCTGGCTCCGGTAATGTTTGCTAATGGAGCATTTACAACACCTAATTCTTCGGGAGTCAGGTAGTTGATATTATTCTCAATCGTAAAATTTCCTCCAGTTAGAACTACTTGGTAAACATCTTTGATTGCCCCAGAAGTATCCGATTCACCTAAAGGACTATCAACATCCCCGATAAACTTATCCGTTCTAGTGAGGTCTACAGTAGATACACGATTACGAATAAAGTTAGTGGTGGAAGTAAGCCCTTCCGCTCTAGCGGCGGCAAGTACTCCTGGTTGAGAGGTTCCTTCGTCGCTTAAGTTTTTAGCGAAACCACTCCAAGAGATAGTAGCAATACCATCAATGTCGAAGTCTACTGAGGCAGAATTTACTACAGCACTACTTAGTTTATAGTATTGCTTATTAGTACCATCCTCAAAAGCAAAGTACATGTTCCAGGAGTCTGAAAACGAAGATACGTTAGACTTAGAGAGATTGAAAATATTAGCATCTCCAGGATCTTCATCCGAATCATTCGTAAGAGTATTAATATTCTTAGTGAGCTTTGCAACGCCTGTAGTACCTGTAATGTCTTCACCATTATAGATAAAACGAGTGCCTGCCGTAGCATCTAAAGCCCCAATGGCCGTCCAGTTTGTATCACCTTCAGTTGTAATTTCATATTCTGGACCATTAGCGATAAGAGCCGCACCAGGAACCCCAGCTATTCCAGTTACTTCAACGAAACCAGTCCTACTAAAAACACCTGCGGAGTAAGCATCTGCACCAAACATCATTGCCCATAAAGCTTCTTCTGGGCACCTTACCTGACTCGCACTTTCCTCGAAAGGACGTGCGTATGTGCTTAAAGACCACTCTACAGGAGCTAAACTATCGTTAAAAAGAAGACGGGCTCTACGAGATGTAGAGCCGGCTTCGTTGATAGTAATTTCTGAAGAATTAATAGACTGAGTAAAAGAAAACCCGTCTAGTACAGAAAGTTGCCATACTTGAGAACCTTGTAGTTCGATGTATACTTTTGCATTTCTTGTAAATTGTAATGCCATTTTATTTCTCCAGTATTACGTATTATAAATAATAGTTGCTTCGTTGGTTAAATCCACATCACCGCCAAGTACTTGGCCATGGAAGTTAATCTCAAGAGTAAGAAGATCTTCAACGTTAATAGTGGGAATTTCTAGATGGGCTGAGTTCATGTCTAGATAAACTCGTGGAGTACTAGGCGTGGCTCCTCCCATTTGAAGCTGCATCTCAAATATATTTCTAATAGTGGATGTATCTGCTACTAAGTCTGCAAAAAGAGTGCCAGACTTATTTGCAGCACTATCATTATCTAAGTAACAAGTCATTGATCCCGAAATAGACCGAGCGCCAGTGATGTTAGCTAATGGAGCATTTACAACACCTAATTCTTCAGGAGTCAGGTAGTTAATGTTGTTTTCTAAGGTAAAGCTACCGCCGGTTAAGACAAGCTCATACGTTTTAACTACATCGGTTCTATCAAGAGTTACTGTCGAAATACGATTACGAATAAAGTTTGTTGTTGTTGTTAAACCACTTGTTTCGGTGTTTTTAGCGCTAATCCCCGTAGGAGTTAGTCCAAAAGTACCGTTAAAGTGATCAGCAGTAGTAATATTAGTCGTAATTTCATAAGAGAAAGAAGTATTTGAAACTACGGCGGTGATCAGAGCCCCTGTTGCTGGAGTATCATAAGCAGTGTTTCCCTCTACAAAAATACGACTACCCACCACTAGCCCTGTCGTGTCGCCAGTTAAGGCTGTTACCACATTAGGGGTTCCAGCGTTTCCAGTAGCTCCAGTTACTGTATACTGGGTTCTGTTAGCTGCGGTTTTAATAAAGCCGGGCTGAACAACCCCTTCGTCACCTAACTCTTTGGCAAATCCGCTCCAAGAGATAGTAGCAATACCGTCAATATCAAAGTCCATTGATACTGAATTTACGACCGAACTTCCAAGCTTATAATACTGAGTATTTGTGCCATCCTCGAAAGCAAAGTACATGTTCCAATTATCTCCGAAAGAAGAAACATTGGATCCATTAAAATTAAATGTGTTGCTTCCCGAAGTGGCAGTATTTACTGGAACATCTGGGGTCAAAGATACATTAGAAAAGACACCTGAAGTGTCATTATAGTCATCTGCGCCCAAAGCCATAGCCCACAGTACATCTTCCGGAGCCCTACAAACAGCAGGAGCCGAATCTAAGAAAGGACGAGCGTATGTGCTTAAAGACCACTCTACAGGAGCTAAACTATCGTTAAAGAGCAATCTTGCTCGTCTTGAAGTAGCTCCTGCTTCATTAATTGTAATCTCTGATGAGTTAATTGATTGAGTAAAGGAAAATCCATCAAGAACAGACATTTTCCAGTGAGCTTTTGGCTTTCCTGTACTAGAGTCTAGTAATTCTATGTATACTCCTGCATTTCTTGTAAATTGTAATGCCATTTTATTTCTCCTGAGAAAACTTTACAAGCTTTCCCCTTAACCTAAAAGGTTAGTATCTGACTTCGCAAATAATCTCTCCTACTGCTAGGGGTTCTAGTGCTCCTTCGTCAGTATCCAAGCTTAAGATTGTTATCTGCTGAACACTTTGTGTGGCACCGTTTTGGTCTACATATGAGAGACTTGCGTTGTCTTCCAAAACCGTTTCTATATCTTCAAATAATTTTTCTAGGGCGAAAACAGCGTTTTCCTCTGAAACATATACTCGAATAGTAACAGTTAAATATCTATCTTTATATCCGCCGCCTTGATATTGACGTGTTTCCGACCCCGCGCTGACATGTACAGCGGGGAAGTCTTCTACTTCATCCCAAAACTTGAGTCTGGGTAGAACATTATTATATAAATTTGTTCTATAAGGGAAATTACCGTTAATTAATTTTAACTTATCCCCCATAGCCTGTATAATAGCCATTCTTCTAGAACTATAATCTCTCGTTGACACTATAATCTCCTAGTGAAGAATCTTCCGGCTAACATGCCACCTGCTATTTCTCTTATAGACCTATCAATTACTTTTCTAGGATCTCTGTCTGAGTTAGCCCAAGGAGCTTTTCCTGCCCCTGGTTCAAATATTTGATATGGATTTTTATCATAAGTATACCCAATACTAGGATATCCTTTTGTTGTTTTCATAATATCAGTTACTCTAGCTGAAGCAGCGAAACGACCTGTTTTGTTTTGCAATCCGGGCGTTCTCATATTTTTAGCTATGGTTTCACCTAACTTGGCATTAATTCCTGGGATAAGGGACTGAAGAGAAAAGTTACTTTTTTTACCTCTACTTATAGGATAGGACTTAGTAGTACCTTTCTTAAACATAACAGAAGTAGATGTTTTCTTAAGTTTACCTTTTACCTTCTTTTCTGCCTGCCCAGAAGAAAGATTAATAATAGTATTAGCTTTTGTTGTTTTTCTTAAGTTTTTGGACGCCAAATCTTTATTAAACTTTTTTATTATTTTCTTTTTTTCTATCTCTTTTCTATTATCAGAACCTGCGAATCTTGACAGATCCATTTTTTTAATTCTAGCTTCGAGTCTTTTAATGACATTTCTTCTATCATTAATTCTCTTGGCTTCTTCATTGGCTCCTCTGGCTTGATTATCCCTATAAGCTCCAACTTTTACTTGTAGACTAGTGGAGTCTATCTCGGACTTATAAGTTAAAAATATCTCTAAACCGAATTCTTTTATTATACCGGCTTGATCCGAAGAAGAAAGGCCGCTAGTTGCCATAAGTTTTTGCAGTTTAACATCTGCTCTAGAAGCTTTCACTTCCCCTACACTAGTTCCTTCTATATGTTCTAAGGCTAACTTTGCTCTATTTTTACCGGAACCTATAGTGCCCCTTTGAGAAGTGAAACCTTGCTCCTCAGGACTTAAATTACCTCTAGATTTTAGCTGTTCTCTATATAGTAACATTTCCTTGGATATTTTACTAAATAGAACATTTACTGTATTTCTGTATACTTCTCTTACCCTAGAAAAACTAGTAAACTCTGCACTTCTACCGTACATTTCTAATTGGTTTTCGTTGCCCACAGGATAATTAGCTACCATTTTTATATAAGGAGTTTTGCCTTTAGTATAAGTCGTAGGCCAAACATAAAGAGAAGCAGAAGTGCCTTCGGCTTGTCTTTTAGCTTTTTGAGCTTCACCATGAAATATGACCATAGCATCATCAAGTTCTGTATCTATAAAAGCTACTAACTCCGATTTCTTCTTTTCAGGTAAAGCTTCCCAACCAGGAAAAGCAGCCGTACCATTAGAGCTAAAATTTAACTCTAGTAGTATAGCTCGGGCAAATAATCCCTTTGTTAGAACTGTAGTATGTTCTTGTCGGTCTAACTCTGCTCTAACGTTATTCGCACCGCTTAAGTCTAGAGCTAACTCATCTGCTATGGACTGTAGAAAAGCTTTACTCACGCTACTCTATACATGTCTAAGACTCTGCGAATATGGTCGGGGAAACCCGGATCATTTCGTATGGCAGAAGACCCAGCACCCTCACGAGTTGCTGAACCAATGCTTTGTCTTTCCTTCCACTCATCTTTGTGGTAATATGTAATAATATCTGCTACAGCTAGTTGCAAATCTGTAGGGATAGCTGTGTATCCGGCTAAATAGGTTACTTTGACTGACCCTACACCACGAGGCCAATTTTTATATTTTCCGCTTTCCTGTGTTCTAAATACAGAGTCAGAAACTTGATCTAAATACCACGAGTACTCAGGCGGAGTTCCTCCACCGTTAGTAAATAATTCTGTGTAGGCAGTAGATTGTCCTACTCTTTCATAAACATTTGTAATACTAATAACAGGGCTGTACTTTAATTGAACAGTATACGTATCCCACTGAATGTCAAAAAATTCAGTATATCCTGGGCTACTAGCATAGGTATCAAACTCACTATTACAATAGGTTCGGACAAGCTTACTTACACTCGTAATTAGCGTCTCGAACTTTTCGTCATACTGAGTAGAGTTTACTCCCTCTAGTACTTTATAATCATCTAATGTAATTAAATCAGCCATTTCTTTCCTAAAAAGGCTTGGGAAGCCCGAAGGCTTCCCATCCTAAACATCTTACCAAGCGTGACAAACAACTTGTCCTGCATCAGCAAACATGACATCAAAGCCACGACGCTGAGTAGCAACCAGTACTCGACGCTGATTTTCAACATCGTAGTCTGATTCAACAGTTACACCACGTAATACTGGTACAAGGAAGTTACGAGTATTGACAGCAACACCCCAAACCTTGTTAGCAGTTTTACCGGCAGTAAACTCGTCACAAACGATAATGGGTGAGCCATAAGCCTGACCAATTTCGCCTGAAATCTTAGTAGCGCGATCGCCACCAACCAAGTTTACATCTTGGAATTCAGCATCATCAAGCAAATCGTAGTATGCATCTAAAGATACAACATAAACTACGTCTGAAGGACGACGACCGTATTTACCCATTGCTTGACGCATATTCAACAAAGCAGCAGTAGTAGCAGTAACACTAGCTGCACCAGCAGAAGCACCAGTATCAAGCTTCTTGCTAGCAGCAATAGCCTGCTGGATAAGACCAGTTTGGCCCCCAGAGTTTACTACTTCAGCAGTATGACCAGCTTGAAGAATTGAATGCTCAATAGCGCGTGCATGAGCACGTACCATAGCTTCACGAATCAAAGGAAGAATAGGCATAATTGCATCTTCTTCAGTTTCATTAGCCATGAAAGACTTAGAAACCAACTTTTCTACGGTCAAGACTTTGCTACCTAAGCCAATACCAGCGTTAGCGCCAGGAGAAGCTTCATCACGATCGCCTAAGTTACCCTTGAAGGCAGAACCTGCGCCGGTGCCGGCAGCATTGCTACCAAGCCACTCTGCGTAACCTGAATCAGGCATAGTTGGGATAACCATAGAAGCAGCATTCATCTGAATCTTACGGAAAAGAGGGTCAAGAACGAGTTCAAGCTCAATATCGCGCTGAATAGCGGTAGATACTGTTGACTCAAAGTCCGCAGTAGTAGAAGTAGGAACAGTTACACCAGAGCTGGCATTAACTTTTTCCATGATAGAACGACCAAAACGAGTGTCCATACCTTTATTAGTAACTACACCCAAAACGTGTGCATTTACCATATCTTCTTCTGACAATTCAGACTTTTGGCTAGCGCGGTCTGAGAAGACTCGCTTGCTCTGCTGAATTTTTTCAATTTCAGCGGCTTTTTCTTTCAGTTCATTTTGCAATGAACCAATAATTTCTGCATGGTCAGCGTCTTTAGCACTCATTTTTGCTTCGACGTCAGCCATTAAACGTTCTGCACCACTAGATACAGCGGTTGCAATTTGAGCTTCTTGTGCAGACTTCTGAGCTTCGGCTTCGGCAGCAGCTTTTTGTTCTGCTTCCAATCGCGTTTTCTCTTCTGACTTGCGTTCAGCTTCTTTCATTGCCATTGCAGTTGCGGTCTTTTCGACAGCAGCAGCCACAATCGCATCAATATCGATATCACTCATAGTTTTCTCCTGTGCTTCGACTTTATCAGAGTCGGTAGGCATTGATTCGTTAACGGAATCTAGATGTTTTTCAGTTTCCTGAAGTTTATTAGATTCTGTTAAGGAATCTACTGTTTTGAAAGATTTCTTGAAGTCTTCATATTCTGAATCAGAGTTAAAAGACTTAGCAAGAGAAAAGGTAGCAGCTTGGTTAGCAGGAACCGTAACTACGGAAACCTCCAATAACTCTGCGTCCTTAATCTTATATCCATCGGTTTCGGTCATATACTCCGCATCCTTGACTCGAAACCCGACTGAAAAAGCTCCAAGGACGCCTTCTTTAATTAACTCTCCTACATGTCCAGCAGATTTAGCAATTTTTGCTTTTAGCTGCAGACCATTGTCGTTAGTACCAAGCGAAATTGCTCGGCCAATCGGCTGGTTGTAGTCGTGATTAAAAAGAATAACTGGATTGTTTAAATAGTTTTGAAGTCCGCCCTTTGTCCAGGCTTCAGATTCAATAATATCTCCAACTCGGTCAGTACTATTAGTACTGGCCATACCTGTGATATGGAGATCATCCCCATCTTCATAGGCTTTAAAAGTGGAGCCAATATGAAAAATTTTATTCAATTGATTCTCCTTTTATAGATTTTAATTTCTCCAGAGGAGAAAGGTCATCTTCTGAAGCCGGCTCAAGAACGGGCTTTTTCATTGGTTTAGGTTCTTCAACAGGCTTACTACCAATTGAGTTCCAATCTGCAGGATACATCTGTGCAGCAGTTTTAACGATAGAGTTATAACCCCTACCTCTAAAATATCTTGTTAAAAGTCTTGGATTGATAGGCCATACGTCTGGTCCTAGCTTATAATATTCACTTCTAGAGGGCACACGTCCCTGCTCATGAAAGAAATCAATCATAACCTTTAATACTTCGGATTTTGTCATTTAAGTTTCCTCTTGCTCTTGTGGCCTTCCGCCTTCTGCGGGATTTGAAGCTGAGCCTGCAATGTTGGCAGGAACACGTATTTCTCCAGCGCCAAAAACCTCGTCGTAGTTTAAAGCTTCTCTTGCTTCGTTGGGTGTAATAATCCCTGCATTTACTAGTGTAGAATAATAGGCTGCTGAGTCTCTTAGCTCTGGCTGAAGTGCAGGAATATTACTAATGTCTGGAGTAATTTGATAGCCGAAAAACCTTTCGAGAGCTTTGTTTACCTTCTCTATGATAGGCAGAATAGTTTCTAAATAATACATTCTGTGGTTAGGACGAATATTGGCATTATTACCAGAGTCTAACATAATTGGCGGTACGCCAAGTACTTTTAATACTTCTTTGTTTGCGGAGTCAATAGACGATTCGAAGTCTAGCTCACGAAAATTAATATTTGAAATTGAGTCTAACTCCATTCCGCCGTCCAGCACCAATGGGCGTCTACCGCCACCATCCGGTCTATACCGCGTGACCCAAGATTGAATCATTCTCTCTTTATTTTTCTCACTAATGACAGAGGGTGACTTAATTACCAAACCTGGTACAGCGCCATTCTTAAAGAAATTGTCCTGAAATTCACGCATACGTGTAAGCTGAGACATGCTTCGTTGAGCTGCCCTTAAACGACTAGTACCACGATAGATGCTATGAAAACTGTTTTCTTTAACATGAATGATTTCATCAGGAGTATAGTCTATACTTGTCTGAAAAGTATAGCCTTGTACGTAGGTTCTTTTATCTGGCTCAATGTCCATGTAATTAGCGGGGAGATGATACAGAGAAACTCCATCAAAGTATATAAAGATATTTCCATCTAGTATATAGTCGATTATGAGGTTTCGCTTAAAAGTAGAAACGTCTTGAAAAGGGTTAGGCTCTTTGTTTAACAATAAGTCAACACGAGAACGCCTTATACCTTTGGTTACTGAATTCAATCCTTGAATTGGTTCACCTACTCGCAACGGAATTTCAGCTGCATCATCTACAATCATATTTACGGCGCGGTTCACAACTTCGAGGTACTCGTAGTACGCTTTATAGTTATGTACGATTTCTCTGGAAGCAATAGGGCCCGAGCCTTCGAGACTTACTACAATCTCTTCTTGCGCGGGATTTAACTTTTCCTGTTTCCAGAAATCATACCAAGCCATATTTTTCTCGTTGTATTTCTACCCAGCGCTTCTGCTTTTCTGCAGTGTGAAGCGGGGGGTTTCTTCCGTAAATGGAATGTAGTTTCAGATGATGATCGTGACATAGGGTGACTGTTTCAGTGTAAAGTTCAGCCCAGTTATCATCTATAAATTCGTCTCTCCAGATTATTAAATACTCATCTGTGTAGTGGTCTGGACGAAGCTTTTGCTTCTCACTCAACCATTTACGCAGTAGAGGAGCTAGAGTATGGAAATGGTGAAAGTCTAACTTTATCTTAACGCCGCATATCCGACATTCAGAACCCTTCTCGTACTTCGATTTTGCCCTATCTCGGATGTATTTTACTGGGTCTCTTTTTAATTCTACCATCTAATTTTAATCATTATAGCCATGAGTCAGTTGAAAGTCAAGAATTATTTTTACTCGGTGTTTAGAATGTTGGAGCGTTCTCTTCAAAACTATAGAGTGCGTATCTCAACGCGTCTGCCATGTGAGAAGAGGAATCGTGAACGGGCTTCTCTCGAATCAAGTTGGGATTCGGGTCCCATCTATACATGTCTAGTGAGCGCAATGTTTCGGTGCAGCTCGAGTCTACGATAAGACGATCGTTATCAATAAGACTTGCCACATGACCAATCCCGTCAACCACCGATTTCTTGGCGTTGATAGTAGAAATATCATACTGCTGTGCAAGATCGAATCTTGTCTGTGCGGCGGCTGCATCGATAAAACAATAGTCGACCTCTCTTCTTTCAATAATTTCACCAAGGAAGCCAGCATGTTCCTCTGTCGTGCGTTCTGCCGCATAATACTCTTCCATTAAATAATATTTGTGTCCGTCATATGCGATACAACAAAATGCTGTGGGGTCTTTAAAACCTACGTCAAGCCCCGAGATAATATCGCAGCCTGTAAAATCCATTTCTGATAAGTCTTGCACGCACTTATCAAAGTTAAGTGTCCAAATCTGTCCTTCAAACACATTAAAGTCTGCTTCGTATTCCTGAGCAAATTCTGCGGTTGACATAGAACGTCGTGCTTCCGCAATATCAGTTTCTGAAGCTCTTGGGTTATCATGCCAAGTTGCCTTTATGCTTACCCACTCCTCAAAATCATCGGTGAACCCACGATTAAAAAAGCGACTAAACCAATTATTCCTTCCACGAGGAGTACTAATAAAGAGAGCTTTAGATCCCGGCTTATCGAGTGTTGGCCTGATAGCAACATTAAACGCTGTCTCTCCATCTGCCAATGCGGCCTCATCAAAGAGAACAAAGTCATAGCTCCTCCCTACTACTGAATCAATCTGGTTTACAGACCCTAGTCTAACAGTAGACCCGTTCGTTAATTCAATTACACGATCTTTCGCGTTATCTCGTGCTACTTCTAAGTCGAAATGCTTAATAAGATTACGCTGTAGGTCGAAGGAGATATTAGAAAGATTGTAATTAGGACTGACAATAAGTACATGGCATCCTGGAACGAGGGCGACGCATTGGGCAATAATATTTCCGATATACGTCTTCCCTTGACGACGACTAAGAGCACCAACAATAAAACGATACTTATCGGAATTAATAGCATTTATTAAGGCCACCTGAGAAGGAATTGCCTCTATACCTAGCAACTCCAGATATTGTTCAATAGGTACTTTTAGAAACTTACCCGGTACTATTTTATCGAGAACTATGTCTCGTCTGCTGACTTCCATTCTTTTTCACACTCGCAAGGGTCACATTCACATTCTTCACACTCTACAGGAGCTTCTTCTGTTTTCTCTAAAGGGGGCCAAGAAGTCTTCTCTACAGGAGCTTCTTTCATTACTGCTTGGTGAATTCCTGCGGCTTTTAGCGCTTCTTCTTCTGTAGCATATTTTGCTGATGAGCCAGCTACTTTCCACATATTGCCTTTTTTAAAAATCATAGTATGTTTCCTGATGCCAATAATCCTGCTAAGAAGAGGATAAGGGCTCCGCCTACTGTCCAGACGAGTTTATGAAGTTTATCGATGGATTGCTGCATTTCTTTATATCGAATACGGCTATCTTCCGAAGCTTTCTTTACTTCATTAAATATAGTTTTCCATCGTTCTTCACAAACTGCTTCGTGGGTACGAAAGTCTGTAAGAAGGTCATTCTGTTGCTGGGTTTCCAAGTAGTTTCTCCATTAACTTTCCATAGTTACCTTCGCCGAACGGAGAATTGATTTGCACATTTTGCTGTTTAATATTTGTAGTAGCTTTTGCTTCTTTCGTATGGTCAACAGTTATTTTATGTGCGAGTGCAATTATATCAACGAGGTCTTTACTGGAATACTGCTCAGAGTCCCTAGCTTCTTGAAGTTTGTTCTCTATTACTTCATCAAGCAGCTCTGCGAGTCTGAAACGATTGCGATATCCTTGGTCTAAATAAACCGAGTTGATGTAGTCTTTTACGTCACTTTTCTCTAGCACTTCGTAAACTTTGTCTGGGGCAACACCTAAGCTGCCTGCAGCAGTGAGCGCAGACCCCGTGGACAAATATGCATTTGCCACTTCGAGATTTTCTGGTGCCATCTTTACGAGTTTCATGGATTCATTGTATTATGTTGAGACCGAAAAGTCAAGAACTTTTTTTAAGAGGGTTCTGTTGGCCAGGAAACATTCTCTGGGTCATCTAAGTCTGCGGGAAGACTCGCCATTATATCTCGAAGAGCTTGACGATAAGTACGCCACTCAGTTTTCTTCTCGTCCGAGAGAGGCGCATCTACTGCTTGAGTCCAGTCAGACATTCCTAGTTTAAAATTTCGTAAGTTTCTTGTTTCAGAAATAATGAGACTAGAGAATAAGTCCCAAGATTCAGTATCAGAATTCCAAGTTTGATACTGGGTGGG